GCTACAATATTTTGCGGTATGATTACCCCGTTCGTTTGATTCTTGCGAAGGGAGAGCAACCATGCAGTACACCGATAACGAAGCCGCCCTGATCGGCGGCCTGATCTCAACTTATTTCTTTCAGCCTGCCGTGTCCGCGTCTTTGAAGGACGCCTACAGCCGCGTCTTGGAGCATCTGCACCAGAATGCCCTCACTTCCTCTGATCTTCAGCAAATCCGAAAGGCCGTGAACTTTCTGATGCCTATGTGTCAGGCCAACCGGCAGACCCAGCGGGAGCTTATGGGAATCAACGCACGGACAACGGCACTGCTGAATACATCGCGCCGATAATCTCACATATTTTGCAGGGCAAAGAAAAACACGGTTCAGTGACCGTGCTTCTCTTTGCCCTGTTTATATTCAATGCACTTGATCTTCTAGTCTTTCCAACTGTTCTACGCTGTCCAGAAAGCTCTGCTCAACCGGCGATAGCCGCAGGTCCTGCTGTTTTTTGTATTTATCGTATTCGGCATGGGCTTTCTGTAATGCCTGCTGGTTCGACACGTGACCGCTGGTTGTTAAAATCTCTCTGCGGGTCATTTTCAGGTAATCATCTATGGTTTCCAGCCAATCCTTCATATACATCGGCTCATGATTTAATGCGCGGACTTCTGCAATGTCCAGATATGCAGTTACGATTTTGTTGAGCGCGTCCAGTTCTGGCTGACTGAGATAGTTTTTCGCCACCTCAACGTCTGCACGATAGATCTGTTCTCCACGCCACGAGGTCAGTCCCATATGCTCCTTTTCTGCATCCGCTCTTTGGTAGATAACCTCTGCCGCTGTATGCTGGTGTGCTGCCCAATGCATTTTGTTTTGAACCTGCTTGAAAAACAAAACGGTACTTTCAGCCTTGGGGTCATAATCAATGCTGGTCGCATAAATCTCCAGCACCTTTCGCCAGAATACCTTTTCAGAAGACCGGATATCCCGGATTCTGGCAAGCAGCTCATCAAAGTAGTTGCCGCCGCCGAGATTTTTCAAGCGGTCATCATCCAGCACAAAGCCCTTTTTCATGAACTCCTTGAGGATCGCGGTCGCCCACATGCGGAACTGAACACCGCGCTGAGACTTCACACGATACCCAACCGATATGATAACGTCCAGATTGTAGTATTCAATCTGCCGCTCTACCTGCCGTTCGCCTTCCATCTGAACTGTTGCAAATTTTGCAACAGTTGCAGCTTTGTCCAATTCGCCCTCTTTGTAAATATTACCGATGTGGCGCGAAATTGTGGACTTATTTCTTTGAAACAGATCTGCCATCTGGTCGATGGAAAGCCAGACCGTATCTCGGTCAAACGTAGCTTCGATTTTTGTCAAGCCGTCTTCCGTTGTATATAAAATCAGGCTGGAATTTGTGGCACGTTCCATGCTGCAAGCCCTCCGTTTCGTTTGTTTTCATTATAAATGCAGACAAGCTGCTATGCAAGCAAAATACGCACACCATCTATGGCACCACATTGTGTTCCCATGTAACTACACTTTTCTTTTATAATATCTGTACCATCTGCTCATAGAGCAGAACGTACTTTTCGTCGATGATCCGGTTGTCGTGGTAGTGCCCGAATAACCAATAGTGGAACTGGCTGCGGTTGCGGATTTCTTCCAAGAAGTCCGTCAGCTTGTCCGGTTTGAAGTTTGCGTTGATCTTTTGCTGAATCGCTGTCGGGGCACAGTGCGTGATGATGTAGTCAACCTTTCAGTCCAGCCGCTCCAGCGTCTGCCGGGTTCCCGCATATTCCTCGTCGGACGGCAGTTCTTCCCGCCACCATGAGATGTGGTTGATGCGGAACTGTCCACGATTGCGGCGTAAGTTGTCATATCGTTCGTAAAAATTCGGACTGCCCATGTCCAGAATGCCATCCGCAATATCGTGGCTCTGCGCACCGCCCATCGTGAAGAAAGTGCGGCCTTGCAGCTCGAATGCCTGTCCGCGCATCAGGTGAATGACGTGTGGTCGGATCTTATGCACTTTTCCACCGTGCCATTGCTCCACGGGATATTCGTTCAGAGCATCGAAGTTTTCATGGTTTCCATCCACGAACAGAACCGTAAACGGCAGGACTTCCAGCCGGTCGAGCTGCGGATCATCACTCTTGTCGCCGTTCCAGACGCAGCCAAAATCGCCGCAGACGATCATGTAGTCGTCTTTCGTCATCTTGGTCTGTTCCGGAAAGTATTGCGGCTGAAACCGGAGGGTGTTTCCGTGAAGATCACCGGTTGCATAGATCATTTTCATCGCTCCAATCGTTGCTTGATTTCTGCGCCGCCCTTGATCTGCACCAGCACCTCGTCGGCAGAGAGAACGGTCACGCGTTCTACGATCTGCCGGACGGCGTTTTCTTTCCATTCTGTGATCGTGGATGCGGCGCTCTCTATGGCTTCTTCTGCCTGCTTCATGCGGGTGCAGACGCGGTCTGCGTCGGCGCTGCCTTGCAGGATCGCTTCTTTCTGTTTTTTGAGTGCAGTCTGCTCGACCAGGATTTCCGCAAACTGTGCGTTGCAGGCTTCTTTATCGTCGGCATCAATGGCTTCCGCCAGTAGCCGCTGGAATTGCTCATCTAACTGCACCAGCCGACGCTCGATATCGGCAAGGCTCATGGTCTGCCCCTGCACAGGCAAGAGCTCCAAGGAAACTGCATTCCTGATATGGTCGAGCAGAGCCGGTTTGTTGCTCATTGCGGAGTTGATCGCTGCCAGAATTGCATTTTGGAGTGGTATTTCACGCAGCGTTGGTGATTCGTGGCAGTATTTCTTACCGTATTCCAGGCGGCTGATGCAGCGCCATTCGTGATAAATGTTTCCCTTGATATTTCGCGTTTTGCGGCGATAGAGCGTGCCGCATTCGCCGCAGAACAGTCGGTCGGATAGAGCGTACTTGCTAGTGTAGCAGGAGCGTCCTGTCACAGCCTGTTTGGATGGGCTGCGCAGGGCGCCGCGCCTTGCCATTTCTGCCTGTACCGCTTGATACTGTTCTTTGCTGACGATGCCTTCATGATGGTCTGGCATGTAGTACTGTGTCATTTGCCCGATATTTTTGACGATCTTTTTGCTGATGACATCGGTGCAAAAGGTCTTTTGCAGCAGCACGTCACCGCAGTATTTTTCGTTGGTCAGGATTCCTTTGATGGCCGAAACCGACCATTCTTCTGTGCCGAGGACAGTTTTGATATGATTGCTTTCCAACCAGTCCTTCAGGTTTCGCAAGCTGGCACCATTTTTATACCGCTCATAGATTTCTCGCACTACTTCGGCTTGCTCCGGGATGATGCAGAACTTTTCGTTTTCATCTTTTTTATACCCATAGAGCCGATGGCAGGGCACTTTGAGCGTTCCGACGTTCGCATGCATCTGCCGGCCGCGCCGGATGTTGCCGGAGATGGACTCGCTTTCAGACTGTGCCATTGCGCCGTACATCGTAATCATGAACTCGCTGTCTGGCGGTAGTGAATTGATGTTTTCTTTTTCAAAGAGGACTCCGATGCCGAGCTGCCGGAGGATGCGCGTATAGTTGATGCAGTCGAGCGTATTTCTGGCGAAACGCTGAATGGACTTTGTGAGGATGAGGTCGATCTTTTTTTGCTTACATTGTCGAATCATCCGCAGAAACTCTGTACGCTTTTTCGTGGATGTGCCGGTAATGCCTTCATCTGCAAAAATCCCAGCCATTGTCCATTCCTTGTTGGACATGATCTTGTCCGTATAATACTCGCACTGCGCTTCATAGCTACTGGTCTGTTCTTCTTCCTTGGTCGAGACGCGGCAGTACGCCGCAACGCGAAGTTGCTTTGTGACCGTGGTTGTTTGCTGTAGGTCTGGCTTTGGTGGGATTATAATGACGCGCGGTTTTTCGTCTGTCATACCAAATCGTCCTTTCCAATGATCTGTCCGTTCTTGAGCTGTAAACGCACCGTCTGGCGCGTCACAAGCACGGCGGAGACGGCGCTTTGCAGCAGCTCCGCATTGAGTTCCGCTGTACACTCGAACGCAGCGAACAACCGTCGCAGGCGCTCGGTTTCGTATTCTTCATTGCCAATGGCATCATACTGTTCTTGTGCCAGCTTGCAGATCAGGCTTCTGGCAGCATCTTCGTCGAGCGGTTGGGTGTTTAGAGCGTCATCCAGTTCGGCTTGCGTATTTGTATATGCCGGTTTGGATGTTCGCTCTGGCTGCGTGATGCGCTCCGGCTGTTCTGCCAGCCTGCCAAGCAGGTGCGTGACCTGCTGCTCTATCTCCGGCGTAGGCGGTTTGGAGCAGACGCGCTTGAGGGCTTTCTGTGTGGGCGTCCGCTCCGGCAGGCGCTGCTTGGTCTGACGCTTTTCTGCGGCTGCTTCAAATAATTTTTTGTCAACTAAATTTGGATAACTGTCCGCGCCAGTATATTTGGGATTCTCCAAAATTCGGGCAACCATGTTCTTGTTCCAGCGCTTGCCCTCGTCGTAGGTGGGGCCGGTTTTGCTCATCTGGTCTGCAATCTCTTTGAGCGATGCGCCGAGCGTATATTGCAGGAAAATATCCTGCACGGCTTTGGCCTCTGGCTCGTTTCGGACGATCTCGCCCATGCGCATTTGATACCCAAACGGCAGCTTCCGATTTCCCATTACTGCTTTGTCCTTTCGATTTGCTCTAGCAGCTCCAAGCCGTTTTTCAGCCGGAACCGCAGGCGCTCGTTGCTATCCACGATGATCTTTTCCACAAGCGCATCGAACAGCTCCGCATCAAAGCTGCCGAGGAAATCTGGCCCGTCCTCCAGTGCGTCCATGAGATCGCGGGTGCGGTCTGCCAGATCGTCGCTGTCGGTGTCGAGAAGCCTTGCTTTTTCCTGTTTCAGCCTGCGGAGTTGTTCGTTGAGTTTGTTGTTGGAAGATATAAAAGTATCAGGATCAACGCCGCCCACCTGTTGAAGCTGGGTGAGGAATTGAACCTGACTGAGAATATCGGATATTTTTTTGTTGAGAGAGATAACATCCTCGCTCCAGAGCATTCGGCTATAGCGGATCTTTTGGAGGTTCGAGAGCATCTGCGTGAAGATGGATTCTCCGTGGTGTTTGAGTTTGTAGTACAGACGGCAGAACGCTGCGTTAATAGTTTCCTCCGGCACCTGCTTGATGTGACAGGCATTCCGTTGTTCCTCATGCACTACACATGACCAATACCAGATTTGGTTTGAAGTCTTTGCCCGACAGCGAGAACCACAGCTGCATTGGATTTTGCCAGAATACACTTTTGGCTCGTCCGATCTGCTCACGGTTCTGCGTTTGCGCAATTCCTGCGCACGATCAAATACATTCTGAGGAATAATTGGTGCATTGCTGTCCGATACATAATACATGGCTCGCTCGCCATGATTGCGCTTTACTGTTCTTGGTAGCTCTGCCCTTGTATATTTCTTTTGAAAAATGGCATTTCCGGCATAACGCTCATTCATTAATATATAATCAATTTCTCTGCGTAGCCACTTTCGGCTACTCCCCTGCTGTGCATTAAGACGGTCACAAATCTCTTTTGTATTTGCGCCAGACAGGTAGGCATTGAAAATATCTTGTACAATCGGAGCTTCTGCTTCATTCACCGTAAGCTCACCGTTTCGAACCGTGTATCCAAATGGTGCTGTGCGGAGCTTATACTTTCCTGCCTCCATTTGATGCTGGATGCTCCATTGCACATTACCGGAAATCGACTCACTCTGCTTTTGCGCTAGGGATGCCATGATTGCCGTGACCATTTCACTGGACACTCTAGCCGTGTCGATGCCCTGTTCTTCGAACAGAACGCTGACACCCAATTCTTTCAGTTCCCGGACGGCCGCAAGACAGTCTTTCGTATTGCGGGCAAATCGGGAAATACTCTTGACCAGAATGCGGTCGATTTTTCCTTTCCGGCAGTCCTGCATCATGCGCTGGAAATCCTCGCGTTTCTCGACCGACGTGCCAGTGATGCCCTCGTCGGCATAGATATCAACCATTTCCCAATCCGGATTGCCGGAGATGAGTTCGGAATAATATTGGTTTTGTACTCGATAGGAATTGAGCTGATCTTCGCTGGAGGAGCTGACGCGGGCATAAGCCGCAACGCGCAGCTTGCGCGCGACGAGCTCATCGTGTGCCGGGATGACTATGACACGCTGCTGTTCCAGCGCAAGGTTTCCGCTGGTCTGCTTCTTTGCCACGTTCTCACCCCCCTCTGTAGCAATACACACTACCATACCATCGGCGCAATAGCTATGACCAAAACGGAGAAAAATCAAGCGTAAAGTGTGAAATTTGCACCAAGCTCGACAGCGATCCG